TGTCAAAAATAATTGTAAAATAATTACTCTTTTTTTTGTAGTTGTAAAATATTTATATATATTTGCATGTCGATTCTCGACATTCGTTCTTTGACATGCTGCCCCCCTCTACTCTACTCTCTTCCGGGCAGTATGAAAATCCCTTAAGTCGCTGATAATCAGCGCAATATTGTCATTATGTTAAATTATGGGAGATTTCAAGCTGCTTGCTACGCTGTCCTTTAGGACTTTACATCCGTAATTTACATTTGTTAATATTAATATTATGTTTGATGATTCATTCAAATTGTGTCTTGTAGTTGCTGATCTTGTTGCTATAACCGAGACTATTCGCAACGACGTTCCCGCGTGCCTTGCTGATCGGCTTGATCTTGCCGTTAAAACGATTCGCGAAGTCTTGGAAAATGTGCAGTAATATTTTAATTTACATTTGTAAAGCACTTAAATTCATTTAGTTATGGAAACACCCGAAGTTGTAATCGTTCTTCCCAGCGGCACGAGAATTCAGTGCACCGCAAAATCTGCTAAATATCTCATCATTGGCCTCGGCCTCGAATCCCTTATTAAAGATGGAGAAATTCAAAAACCTGCTGAAGAGTAAGAAATTTTGGACGCTGATTGCGGCCCTTGTGGCCGCTTTCGCGGCCTTTTTCACCTCTTCGTGTTCTGCTTCTGCTAAAGTTTCGAAATCCGGCGTTCACATTGATACTGTGCGTGTTGATTATATTATTCGAAGTAGGAATATAACTGAATTTTAATTATGAAATATTCTTTTAAGCCTCCCTGTAAAATTTACGTTGTTGTCGCAAACGGCCAACCCTTTTTCTCTGTTGCTAATCCTTGTACTGTTCCGGCAATTATGGATGAAGCGCGTACTGCTTTCGGCGAACAGGCTGTAATCGAGGTGTTTGTTCAGACTACAGAACCTTATGAGCAGAGTGCCGTTGCTGACGATTGCAAGTAACGTTTACTATCGCCTTATGGCTACGAATACATGGAGGGCCTTCGAGGCCCTCCTTTTGTGGTCCGACGAAGTTCGCTACGAAACTGTTCGTGGTAAGAACCCCTGTTTGGTTGTTGTTTTTGATAAGTCTGAAGAGTTCTTCCGCTGGAAAGATTGGGTAGTTGATTCAGCCCTACCCTATTGTTATACTCGCACCGTGGACGATCGTGTTATTATTACTGTTCCCGTTGAATCTTTCTTTCGTTCGACAGTTAACCCTTCGAAGTGGCGTGCGAACAACCGAAGAGCATAGTTAATCGACGCTATGTCGATATGACCTATAACGAAGTTGTCGACTACGCAAAAGTTAACTACGGCACCTTTTGGCCTCCGGATTATGTTATTGAAGTTCCCTGCGGATATTGTCATTCCTGCCAAAAGTCGTATAATAATCAATACCGTATCCGACTTATGTACGAGGTCCGTCGTTGGCCTCCGAATTCCTGTCTGTTTGTTACCTTAACCTTTGACGACGATAACCTAAAGAAGTTTTCGAAGGACACCAACAAGGCCGTCCGCTTATTCCTTGATCGTTTGCGCAAAGATTATGGCAAACAGATTCGGCATTGGTTCGTTTGCGAATTCGGCACATTGCATGGCCGCCCCCACTATCATGGCATTCTTTTTAACGTCCCGCGGGAGTTGATAGATGGTTATGATTCTGATGTTCCTGGTCACCATCCTTTGCTTGCCTCTCGTTGGCAGTACGGTTTTGTTTTTGTTGGTTATGTTTCCGATGAGACGTGCAGTTATATTACCAAATATGTAACCAAGTCGATTAATGGCGATAAGGTTCGCCCTCGTGTTATTACTTCGCATGGTATAGGTGAGAATTACCTTGATACCGACGAATCTCGGTTGCATAAAATTGGCGATAAATATCAGCCCTCTATGTCGCTTAATGGCTTCCCGCAAGCTATGCCGCGTTATTATTATAACAAGGTGTTTGCAGAAGTTGATAAGCAAAATATGGTTCTCGATCGTTACATTAATCCTCCTGTTGAGTTTGGCTGGCAAGGTCAGAAGTTTGCAAGCAAGTTCGACCAAGTTATGCAACGTAATGCCACTTTTGAGTTAAACAAATCTATTGGTCTTACTCCCGCTTCTCCCCTACCCTCTTCGCCTCGTGTTTCTTCTTTTGATAGATTTAAACAACTTATAGATGAAATTAAAGACTTTGAATAATGGCAAAGTATCGTATCCCATCGGATTATAAAAATGACGTCTCCAAGGCTACCCATTCGTGGTCTTCTGGCGCTGGTTCACCTATTCATTTAGGGTTGGCTTATCCCACCCACCATCGTCATTTGAATGTCGGCGATCGCATTCGTGGCGATGTTAGTACACTTGTGCAGTCGAACCCCATGCAAGGCCCTCTGCTTAACGGGTTTCGGCTTGTTACTATCGCCACTTTTATGCCTGATGGTGTTATTTATGGTTGGCTGCGTAACGGTAAGCGTTACACTCCTGATCAGTATAAGAATTTTGTTAAGTATTATTTTAATCCTCTTGGTATTAATTTCCCCGCTTCTTACGAAGACCCCGCATTCAAGGATATTCGTAGGATTTGGAAGATGAAGCGTTACCTGTCGGCGCCTACCGAACAGGATGCGACCTATTACGATGTTTGGGCTGATGATTTGATGAATGCCGATACGGAAACGCAGGCTTACGATCATGTCGGCCGCGGTGGCCTTTGGGATTGGTTAGGCGTTCCCGCCGGCGCTGTCTACCCCGGTTTTGGCGGCACGGTTCAGCAGCCGCTTGAGTCTGATGCGTTTTACTGGAATCTTGCCCCCTTTGTGGCTTATCTTCTTTCGCATTATTATTATATTGCGAATATGCAAGAGGATTATGTTTATTTTACGCGTGGTGCTCGTGAAATTGCGTGGGAACTCTACGAATCGGCAAGTGCGGATTATTCGAAGTCGCTCGCGGAATTGCCTTTTAACACAGTTTTCGATGGCCTTAATCCTAATATGATTATAGATTTTGTTCAGGAACTTTTTTCCGGTTCAATGAATGGTATGGGTAGCGATTTTTTTAATCAACATGCGAACGACTATCTTCCCCTTTTGTCGATGATTACCGCCGGCCTTGGTGCGCACGGTGGCCTCCTCTCTGTTCCTTATTCGCCTGATCTTTTCGGAAATATTATTAAGCAAGGTGCCTCCCCTTCTGTCGATATTCCTATTACCGAAGATGTTCAAGGTAAATCTGTTGTCGCGGTTCCCGATCTTCGTTTGTGGACGAAAATTCAAAATTGGATGGACCGTCTTTTTGTTTCCGGTGGTCGCATCGGTGACGTGTTCCGTACTCTTTGGGGTAAGGATTCTTCCCCATATGTTAATAAACCCGATTTTCTCGGCGTTTGGCAATCTTCGATTAATCCGTCTAATGTCGTAGCTTCTGCGGATGGTACGACTGCCAGCACAGAATCGAATGTTGGTCAAATGGCCGCTCGTGTTGATAGTTATTCTGATTACGGCCGTAACGGTAAGATTGATTACTATGCCAAAGAGCCGGGAACCTTCATGCTTATTACTATGCTTGTTCCGCAACCTGCTTATTGTCAAGGTTTGCACCCTGATTTGTACGGCAATTCTTTCGCGGATGATTTTAACCCCGAACTTACAGGTATTGGTTTTCAGTCTGTTCCTCGTCATCGCTTCAGTATGATGCCTACAGGCTTTTCCAATATGGCAAAAAGTCCGTATGCTGTTTATCAGGCGGATGTTAAAACTGATCCGAATCAGATTTCCGTTGGTGAAGAGGTCGCTTGGTCGTGGCTTCGTACCGATTATCGCCGTCTGCATGGCGAATTTGCGCAAAATGGCTTTTCCCAGTATTGGACTTTGGTTCGTCGTTTCTCTGAGTATTACGTTTCGGAATCTAAACCTGATAGCTCTGTGGAGTATTACGATTATAATTATTATGGTTCGTACGTCAACCCGCTTTCGTGGCAATATTTGTTCGCATCTACTTCGCTAACTGATCCTAATTTTATTCTGATGGCTGATTATAATTTGCGCGTAGTTTCATCTGTTCCGGCTAATTATATGCCTTTCCTTGGACGTTAATTTTGCAAGGCTATGTACCCTAAAAAACGCTTGATCAATTCCGGTCGCATTGCTTCCGGTTCGTTTACTCCTTGTGCTGATTGTCAGCGTATTGCTCGCCGTATTTCGTATTACGTTAACGGTGGTGTCGATCTTGAAGGTCTTTCGAATCGTCCTCCGGTTGAAAGTCACTTCGACAGCCCGGAGGATATTGCATCGGATACTCTTGATATTACGTCTGATCCTACTGTTTCTAAACTTGATATTGCTGAATATGCGTCGATGCAGTATGCGGATGCAGCTGCGAGGCGTTCGGCTGAAAAGTTTGTTGATACGCCTGATGGTAATTCCGACTAATTGAACAATGAAAAACGGGGAGGGCCGCAATATACTTGATATATATTGCGGAGTGCGGAAGCACGTCCCTCCCCTACTTTTCATAAGAAAAATAGAACAATATGTCAGATTTTAGCAAGGCTTTCGGTTCTCTCGGTGGTTTGATGGGTTCGACTGCTGCCGGTGCTATTGGTAATATTGCTTCTGGTGCCGCTGATGCTCTTTTTGGTGGTATACAGGCCCGCCGCAATTGGAAGTACAAAAAGAAGGAGATGGCCCTTCAGCAAAAGTACAACCTTGAGAACATGCAAAAGCAGTTCGATTATCAGCAGGAAGCTTGGAATCGCGAAAACCGCTACAATGATCCTCGCAATGCTTCTGCCCGTTGGCGTTTGGCTGGTATCTCCCCTAACGCAGTTTTTGGTAATTCTCCCGGTGGTGCTGGTGTCGCTGGTTCTGCCGGTACTCCCGATGTTTCTAATCCCTCTGCTGGTGGTAATGTAGATACTTCGTCTTACCATCCTACTCTTACTCCTGTTGAAATGATGCGTGCGCAAAATGAGAAAAAGGTCGCCGATTCGCAGGCTGATCTTAACAGTGCTCTTGCCGGCAAAGCTCGTGGTGATACGAAAGATCCGGACGAAACAAAGCGTGGCCAGAAGTTGTATAACGATGGCCTTGACCTTACTAATAAGCTTACTGCTTCAAAGGTTATTAATCAAGGTACGCAGAATGAGCTTGATGCGCTTGATCTTCGCATGAAAAACGAACTGTTTGATACTACGGTTAAGATTGAGAAACAGAAAGCCGAGAATCTCGCTAAACAGTACGAGCAGATGAACCAGCAAATCGCCGAATCTGCCGCCCGTGAGAATCTTGCGAATGCTCAAGTTAAAGAGGTTGTTAGTCGTATTGCTCTTAATGCTGCTTATGCTTACCTTGCGAATACGCAGGCTCAATGGCATGGTAAAGTTTCGCAGGCTCAAATCAATGAGTTTATTGCGAAGACTACTAACCTTGATGAACTTACAAAAGCTGCTAAAGCTGATGCGCGCTTAACCACTGCGCGCGCTGTTCTTGAGGAGCAAAATGCTAAAGTCTTCGATAGTAAAGCCGGTGAATTTGTAAAGGAGATAGGTGCAATTATTTCATCTTTATCTCCTTTTGATTTTAAATAATTATATTTGCGCATGTTTCTTGCTATTAGTTGGACGCAGGTTTGCGTCGTTTTCGCCTTTATGGCGCTGGTGTTAGCCTTTGTAGGCTGGATTTTAATTCGTGCTACCCGTAAAAAGTGATTACTACCCCGCCCTATCGGACGGGGTTTTTTGTTTGTGTGGATCTACGATCAATTTTGTTGCATAGTATTGTGTAATACATAGTATTTTACAGTTGTAATTTCAAGTCGTAAGACTGGAGCGGTCTCGCACCGTAGGGAGTTGATTAGCAGTATTTTTAAATATATAATTTACATCTGTTAATTAATTTCTTTTGATGGTTAATTTCCTAATCCGCCGCGCCGCGGCGTTCTGATGGCCCGGCCGCCTTCGTCTTGAGCCCTCCCACGGAGCTCGAGACGTTGGCGCGCCGGGCTGCTTCTTTT